ATGACAAGTACTATAACCATTTCAAGTTCTGAACTACTTAAACGATTAATTTCGGTTAGTAAAATCATTTCACCTAAATCGACTCTTCCTATATTGGAAAATATTCTATTGAATATCCAAGATGGAAAAGTAAACATTTCGGCTGCCGATTACCAAGGCAGAATGAATACTTCAATTGAAGGGATATTAACAGATAACAATATTTCTATCTGTATTGAACCTAAATTGATAATAGAAGCATTAAAGACATTACCGGAACAACCTATTACGATCATAATTGACGATAAATTAGGTATCACGGTTAAATACAAAGGGGGCAAATTTGAATTAGTTGGTAAAGCACCAGATGAATATCCTAAAGATAAAAGCACCAACGATACAACCAAACTTTCGATCTCTGCAAAAGTTCTTCTAAACGGAATTGAAAAAACTTCCTTTTGTTCCGCTAATGATGAGTTAAGGCCTGTAATGAATGGTGTATATTTTGACGTATCAGCTGGGCGTATCAATTTTGTTGCTTCTGACGGTCATAAATTAGCATTACTAGAACATGCAGACGACTCAATAAATGAAACTATCAATATGCACAATCCTAACAACAAAAAGGATATTCTACTTGATTGCATTTGCCCCGACTGTGCAAAAAGATATACAAGAACGGATTTCTTCATTAAGGCTGAACCTTATTACTGTATTCTATCTAAAAAAGAAAGGAATGGCTTCTTTTCTGATTATTCAGACGAGAGAATTCATAAGACAAGGCAGGAAATGATTCATCGACGTATCACACCTAGAGGAATGTTGCAGCGGTTTAATTGTGTATCAGGAAAGGAGGCTACCAAATGAATATAGCAATTTCAGTAAAACAGCCTTGGGCATACTTACTATGTGCTGGTATAAAACCAATCGAAAACAGAACATGGCCATTACCTGAAAAGCATAAAGGTGAACGTGTATTCATTCATGCGAGTGCTAAACCAGTTGGACAATATTTTAATGAAGGTGTATTTACGGCTGATCAGCTAAATTACTTAATACAGTCTAAAAAAATAAATCTAATTGAGAAGGTTCAACTATCCGCGATTATTGGTTCATGTCGCTTCGTTGATTGTGTTGTTAATCATCCGAGTATTTGGGCTGAAAAATCAGAAGTTGGTCAAGATGAAATGACAAACGAATGGTTTAAGCCCATATACAATTGGGTAGTCGCTGATCCTATACTATTCGATGAACCTATTCTAGATGTAAAAGGTAAACTTAGTTTCTGGGATTGTACCGAGTATATCAATAGAGAGGGGGTGGAGATATGAAACCGAAAACAAACAATGTTAGATTTTAAATAAGATTATAAGTATGGCAGCAATATTGAAATATGAATATAACGGTGATTCCATAGAAATTGAGAACATGGAAACAGGCATGAGTTTACAAACATGTAATGAGACATTAGAGGATTACCAAATTTGAACTCAGATCGTGCTAGATAAACAAGATGTTGAAGAACTCATCGAGTATCTACAAAAACGACTTAAAGAAATGGAGTAAGCTATGGCAAGACCATTGAAAAGAGGACTTGATTATTTCCCTTTCGATATTGATTTCTTCGAAGATGAAAAGATAGGTGCGATATCGGGCGAATTCGGGATTAAAGGAGAAATAGCAACAATAAAGCTGCTGTGTGCGGTATACCGTAATGGGTACTTCTTACAGTGGAATGAGATGCTAAAGATGAAACTCCTTAAAAACCTGCCCGGTGTCAGTGCTGAATTAATAGACCAGATTGTGAGTCGCTTAGTCAAGTGGGGGTTCTACGACCAATCTCTGTTTGATTCGGATAAGATTCTAACAAGTGTCGGAATTCAGACCAGATATTTTGAGGCTATAAAGAGAAGAAAGACAAATGAAGTATTTCCTTATTTATTGGTTAATGTTTGCAATAACGGAATTAATGATAACAATAACTCTATTACTGCCGACAATAATACACAAAGTAAAGGAAATAATAGTACAGTAATAGAGAAAGAAAAACTCTCTATCGAGAGTAAAAAGAAAGCAGAAGAATTGAAGCGCCTTGATCAGGAAACTAAAGCTAAAGAACAAATCAAGAAAGCTAACGCAGCTAAAGCTGCTACAGAAAAACGTAAAGATGAATTTTATCAATCTCTTGTTCCATATGTTCCGAGATACGGTAAAGATATGATTCGTGCTTTTTTTAATTTTTGGTCTGAACCAAATAGAACCCAGACCAAAATGAAATTTGAATTACAAAAAACATGGGATCTGGCTTTAAGGCTAGGCACATGGAATAACAGAGAACCTATTTATGGCAAAACAGCAAAAGAAATACAACAACCGGCAGGACCATCCGTCGTCGATTGAGCTTGGAAAGTTACAGCCTCAGGCAGTAGAACTTGAAGAAGCAGTACTGGGAGCTTTATTGATAGACTCAAAAGCTTATCTCGATATCGAGAATATACTGATTTCGGAAGACTTCTATGTCGAATCAAATAAAACAGTATACAAAGCGATCATGCAGTTGTCAATGAGTCATAAGCCTGTAGATATGCTTACTGTAGTAGAAGAATTACGTAAGTCTGGAGATCTTGATGCGATCGGAGGCCCGGTATACATTGCCCAGCTCACAGATAAAGTCGCATCAGCTGCCCATATAGTTTTTCATTCCCAAATAATCAGTCAGAAAGCAAGAGCCCGAAACCTGATCCGTATTACATCAGAAATAACAGCAATGGCTTTCGATGAGACTCAGGATGTAGAAGAAACAATTGAGGAACTGGAGAAGTCTCTAACGGAACTCGTTTCCAGTTCAAGTAGCTGCCAATCGGTGCCCATGGGTGAAGTATTAACAGAATCAATGGAAAAGGCATCAAAGACTCAAGAGTTGAGAGAAAAGGGCATAATGCTATCTGTAACTACAGGTCTTAATACTCTTGATGAGATTTTTGCCGGAGGATGGTCTTCTCCTGATCTGATAATCATCGGAGCTAGGCCTTCAATGGGTAAAACTCAGCATGCATTGGCTTTCGCTAAAGCAGCAGCTGCAGCAGATAAAGATGTTTTGTTTGTCACTATTGAGATGAAAAGGACACAGCTGGTCAACAGGTATCTACTTGAGGACGATCGGATAAATGAAAAGCATTTGAAATCAGGACAAATGAGCCATGAAGAATGGTCTGCAATCGATGAACGGGTCGGGCAACTGTGGAACTTAAAGATGAATATTGCAGATAGTCACAATATCCGCTATCTGAATAATATCAAGTCTGAAGCGCGTCGCATGTACCGTAAAGGTAAATTAAAACTGATGGTTATTGATTATTTGGGCTTAATACGTACTAATCTTAAATTTCAATCCAGACAGCTGGAGATCGGATATATCACAGGTGAACTAAAGAATCTGGCAAAGGAATTGGATATCCCAATCATCTTGCTTTCTCAGTTGAACCGACCGCAAAAAGGTATGGCAGTAAGAGAACCCCAATTAGACGACTTACGTGAATCTGGAGATATCGAACAGGATGCTGACATTGTACTCTTCATCCATAAGCCTGACTATTACAACCCCGATGTACAAGACAGCAAAGGTGTTCCATGGAAAGGCAGAGGAAAACTAATAATATCAAAATATAGAGAAGGAGCGCGTAACCAGCCTGTTATATTTCATCATGACAAAAGATATAAGAAGATTTGGGATAACGGAGTCAATCAAGCATCTGCAGATGAATATATTCCTCCTGTTATTGCTCCCAATCAGGATTTTTTGAATGAATCAGAAGATACACCTTTTTAATATTGAAGTAAGTAAAGATGGCAAATCAAATTATAAATAAATATATATCCGAACGGTATGATCGTTGGCTCGATTATGCTCTATATCACTGTACCCATTCCGGTATGGATGATGAAGCCATCGATGTACTGAATGAAGTACTGATAATGTTGATTGAGAAATGCGAGACCAATGAGCAATATATGCTAAAACTGTATGAATCCAAGAAGGGCCAGTACCGGGAATTAGATTTCTTTGTCTTGCAAATGATAAAATTAAACATACAATCCCCTACCTCACCTTACAGGCACAAGTACAAACCTATTCCTTTAGATTCTAATGTTGATATTCAAAGATTAGATCTGATCGATGATGAAGACATAGAGCAGGACAAATCAGGTGATATTCTCATACAGATGCAAAAGGTAAGAGAGATTTTCGACAATCTTCAATTATCGGATAAAGCCAGGAGAGTATTCTCTTGGAAGTTCTTCGAATGTAATAAGTTCTCGGAATGGGAAGGATCTGAAGACAAGAAAGAGCTGTATGATATTTACAATGGAGTACTCGAATTAATCAAAAACAAGTTGAATAATAGAGAGTTATTTTGAGATATAATCGACTAATGAAGAATATAATATAACAGTGAATAGGAGTTACCGGGTTGGGATAAGCTTATAACAAAGAGGATATATTGTATATCCTCTTTGTTAATTTTGGTATACTATTCTTCAACAGCGTACAATATCCAAGTACTTTCAGTGTTGTTAGAATAGTTTTTCATTATTTCCTTGACAAAACCTCTTAGCTTAGTCCTTCCATTGTAGAACATAATTAGCCCGTTCCATGTTGATACATCCGGTAATTTTACGAAGTTTCCGGTCACAAAATCATATTCGTATGGTTCAAATAATTTAGATTGAATATCCTTGTCTGTATAAAGCAAACTTTCGTCTTTACGCCATCCTCCGGGGCTATCCGCATCTTTTATCCATATAATACCCGACCTGTTACTGGTTGTACTTGCAAATATCAACTTATCAGTATTGATACCGATTAAACTTTCGTTTAGTTGAATCAGAAAAGCAGGGTTCAAAACAGCATTAAAAAAACGAATATCGCCTGTAATATTATTGCCAGGTTCAAACATATAATCATCATAATACCTGTAATAAGTATCTTCTTCTGTCATAGCAATTACAAATACGTCATTATCTGATGATTTATCCTTGCTGCTATTCCCTCTCTCCCAACATAGCAACTCCATTCCAACAGCATCGGCACGGTAAGGAGAAATAAGGTTCAATGTATTATCGTCAAAATTCACATAGTCAGTAGAATATTCGAAAGTTCCGTTTATTTCAAACCTTCCGTTAGCTGATTCATAATCTTCCATATCATAACCAACCTGAACCGATGTATAGGCAAACTCCTTACTGGCTTTTGTTAAAACATCCTTAACCTCTCCGCTTTTCAGAGTCAAAGCAGTGACATCCTTCTGATATAAAGTATCACGAGGTGAAAACGTAAGCGTATAATCCGCTAAAACATATTCATACCCATTTGCATACATCCAGTTCATGAAATCGCTCATAGATGTATGGATATTGGCATTATCGAGACCTCTCAGAGTTTCCGCAGCACATATTAATGGCTTATAACTTAGGCTTGTATTCCAGTTGATAACACATTGATACGAATATTGGTTATTTGTCATTCTAGCTAGTAGTTTATTGGCTAGAACTGTAGGCTCTATAACATCAAGAGCCAATTCAGAGCCTTTTGACGTATATACTATCCTGAAATCGTTAAACTCTGATATATAAGAACCTCCAAAATTTTGTTCATTCGGATCACCATTACTACTGACATTATCAACTAACATAGTTAGTTTGTCACCAGCTACCAACGGCTGGCTTAATGTTATTGTTTGTTTAACAATCTTGCTATAAATTGCAAAATTATTAGTTTGTCCGTCTTCGCCAGTTTCCGTTCCCCTGCTTTCTAATTCAAACTGTTCTTTATAAATAGGATTATCAAAATCATCATTCTTTATTATCATCAGGTAACCCACATAATCCAAATCAGGACGAGAAGCAACATTATTCCAGTGTCTTAACATCTTAAAATCAGCAACAATAGAAGGTTGCACAGTGCTGGCAGCTTCAAAGAAGTAATTATCTTCACTCCAAGCCTGCGAACTTTGAGTTTTCATGTCATGCTCAGCCGTACCAGGTGTTATCTCACTGCTCGAAAGATATATGTACGGTTGCGTTCTCGATTCGGTGGAAATAGTAAAATTATATTCTAATCCTACAGGCATCTCGTAATTACCCCTGTTTTCCATCGTTACACGGTCATACTTCCACTGCTTTGAGCTTTTAATATCAGCAACCGGAATATCATACTTAACTTTTCCGTTCGAATTTACATATTCGGTCAACTTAAGATTTAATGTTTGTATTTTTAATACTGTATTCGAAAATTCCAATTCAGGAAAACTCAGAACCTCTACTTTTTCTTTATTATAGACTCGTCCCGATGCCTCCCTTACATAAATATTCAACTGGACATTTCCTCTCAATTTATCTATGAAAAATACCCCTTGTACAAATCGTTTAGCTATACCGGTTAGTTGTAAGTCAAAAGTAGACTCTTTGACAACACCCGATGTTTTTTCCCGGATCTGTGCAACTTCAAAATCTGTGTCGCTATGAACGAAATCTGTAATATCGAATTCTTTAAAATCCTGTATAGTTATACCATAATTCTTTTTTACACCCGGCATATATACCGAAGCCAATATATAAGATGTTTTTTCCAGTAGTATATCCCATATTTCATACAGTGCATTATCAATGCTATCATATTCAGCAGGAACTTTCCAAAATCCTAAAGTTTCATCAGTAGCCGATCTGAACACTAATACGGCATCACCGAATATACAACCTTCATACATAAAAGTTTTACCTCCGGTATCGCTTCTATAGAATACAAAATCTATATGTATTATAGACCAGTCGTTGTCATATACATAAACGGGATCTCCTGATTCTCCTTCAATAAAATATGCGCCTTGAGTATATATAGCCTTATCACCGACAAACATATACGGATCACTCAGTGTGTAACGCAATTTTGGAGGAACAGGATGTATCGATTCAAGAACCCCGTTTCTAACCTGATGCATAGGAGGTCTTCCTACTTGCTTCCGGTAATTTACTTCTTCTCTTACCAAAGATGATCTTAACGCTTCAATTTGACTCATAATTATCTTTTTAGACTGTTTATTCTTAAATTGTAAGACATAGATCTGCTTGTCTTATTCTGGCTAGTTATCAAATTAGTTATTAAGCTATTTGTTTTATCAATAGCAGATAGTTGCCTTTCATTTTCCGCAATCACAATAGTTTTATTCTCAACAAACGGAGTAGCCATCTGCTGTAACGATATATTAGCAACGGCTTTATGAAAATCTGGCATAACCTCGGATCCTTTAGGAAGATCAACCAAAACAGAGTGAGAAGGTGTTTTATACATCTTACCGTCCGGAGTAACAACAAGTTCAGATCGACCGCCATCACCCACAACCGCAGGCCCTCCTTCGTGAAAGTCAGTACCCTTTGCATATTCAGGTATCGGAGTAGCCAATACAGTAGCTATCTGGGCAGCACCTAGAGCCGCAGTAAGCAAGTTTACAGGAATAGCAGCCAGAAACCCTAGTTGTGCTGTATTTTTCATTATAGCACTCGCAGTATTTATCCCGATAGTAGCAATAGACTGAGCCTTTTCGAACTTCGCCTGACGCTGATTGATCTCCTTCCTTCGTTCTTCCAATTCCGCTTCACGTTTTTTCTGTTGTTCAGCCAAAGCAGCCTTTCGAGCTTCCGCCTGTTCATCGGAAATTGCCCCTGATTCAGCCAGTCTGTCAATCTTGTCCTCCTGATCACTGTAATATTCATCGTTCGCTTCCGACTCTTTATCTATAGCAGCCAATTGACGTTCTGTTTGAGCGGAAAAGAAAGTCGAAAACAGGGTCAAAGCCTCAGTCAATAGTTCCTTTCTTTTTTCAGCTAACCTCTTTTCTATTTCTTCCTGTTGTTTGGCTGTATTTTTCTGGTCTTTTACAATTTCCTTATTTATATATTGTTGGTAAGCAAGTTCAGCATCAAGAAGCTTTTGGTTCAGGTCTTTTCTCTGATCAGCTGTCAGATTCTCGGTATTCATTAGCTCCTTTACAGCGTCCATTTCCACCTGCATGCGGTCTAAGGCAGCCTTTCTGACTATACGGGTACGCTCAGTCTCGTAATCCCTGGCTGAAAGTTCTTTATTTAAGTATGCCAATTCCGCAACATCCAGTGCTTCTTCTTCGGCTCTGCTGATCGCTTGAGCTTGCAAGGAAACATTCGCTTTCAGGTCTTTCATCAATTGATCAGCGTAATCCTTATTGATCGTTTCTCTCGCTTTAGTAGCTTCTTGATCTATCTTTATTCTTTCGGCAGCAGCTTTAGCATTAATCAGAGTAACACTAGCTTGATAAGCCTTTTCGGTCATTTCACCTTTCTTCAGGTTTGATATCTGGTTTTTAGCCTGTTCTTCGATTAAATTCTTTGAGTATGCAACATATTCTTCCAGATAACCTATTCTCTCTTCATAAGATACCTTACTATCACTTAATAAAGTTTTATTAGCATCAACAACTTGTTTTATTCTAAATTCCTCAAGATCCTGAATAGCCTTCTTTTCCGCTTCAATACGTTTATCGACATTCTTATCTCCAGTATTATTGGAATCTTCCCCATCATCTGTCGGTATAAAAGTTTCACCTTTGACTCTATTGGTTAAGTTAATCCTTGCAACTGATTTACTGGCTTGTATCTCCGCATTTGCGAAATTTTTGGCGATCTTTCTAGTTAATATATCGGAGTTTTTCCCAAGATCATCAACAGTCGTATTAAAAGATTTTTTTAATCTGGAGAAATCAACATCTGTAAAATCCAATCCTTTTTTTATTCCGTCTACAACTTTCCCTATTATTCCGGCACTATCTATTATGATATTAGTTAGGTTCTTGAATCCACTGATAGTTGATATTATGGTATAATTGAAAAAATCCTGAAGAGTTTCAACTACAGCAATAACATATAGTATTACCTTTCTTAATCCATCGAAAGTATTCCATAGATCAATTATTTTATTGATAGCCTTCTCTAGCCATGCATTTAATGCAGGAAGAAGAGTATCTGCTGCCTGAGAAAGAGCATCTGCAGATGATGATTTAATCTTTGACCATAAGTCATTCACCCAAAGCAGCTGATTGCCTACTTTTAATTGTGCATTTTGGACTTTTACATTTGCTATTTGTGCTTTATCAGCTGATGTTAATGCAAGAGTACCCTGTTTTTCAAGTTCTTGATTTACAATATTGAATGTTGCGGTAGCAAAATCGCCTGTTTTTTTAAACTCTGCTTGTAATCTACTGGCAGATATCCCCAAATTATCCAATATCAAAGATGATTTACGCCCTATACCATTAATTATAGAGTCAGTAAGATAATCGACACTTTCACCTGTTTCCTGCGCCCGTTGTTGAGCGAATTTCAACAAACTACCTAATCGATTCAATGGAATCTGAAAATTCTTGGCTCTTACAGATGCTTGCATCAATTGAAGATCATTAACGGTACCTTTAGTTTCTTTTCTTAAATTATCAAGAAGCCCGGGTTTATTCAATTTCTCGAATGCTGTATTTACTCCTTCAGCTTTTGCAGCTAGATCTATACTTTCAGATACGAATTCTCTTACACTTCCAATAAAAGCTTTTATTCCGTCAACAGCTTTCGTTAATAGATTGCCTCCAAAAACAGCAAGAGTATTACCGAATAATGATCCTAAGGAAGAAAAACCCTGACGAAAATTACCTGATGTTATCTGGTTAAATGCTCTGACAATAGATTCAGTATAGCTACCGACATCCCTTTGCGATCTTCCTGTTAATCTTTCTAAACTTCCTACCTCTCCCCTAACTAGTCTTAATCTTTGTAATAATTCTTGGCCTTCAAGAGATTCTCTGGCTTCTTTGCCCATTTCATCCCATTGAATGGTCAATAATCGAAGTGTCGCTCTTAACTGATTTAACGAGCCTTCATGTGCTCTTTCTATCGCTATTTCATTTTGTATTCGCCTTCTGTTTTGAGATAGTTCTTGTCCGTAACGAATTAATTCTCTAACCTCGTTTGAATTTGAATTAGCAACACGATTTCTAACACTATCTATCTGCCTTAAAGTCTGTATCGTTTGATTCTGCGTTACATTTATCTGTTTACTTAATGTTTCATACCTATTTATTGCATCAACTAATGCTTTATAGGTAATAGCTGACTTTGACAATGCTTTTTCCAAATCCTGAGCAGGCTTAAGTAGCTTCACCATTTGGTTATAAGCTTTCTCCAACTCTGTCTCTAAAGCCTGTAGCTGTTTAAGGGCTTCGGGATCTACCAGATCATCAATTCTTTCTGTATTATTATCTGCCATGACTCTGTTTATTTAATGTTTCAATGTATTGGTTATAGTTTTTAAGATAGATCGCAAACTCCGAAACAGTAAGCTTCTCCTTTTGTAGATGAAATCCTGTATATTTACTTACAGCTATAAGCATTTCTGTATAATATTCCGGCTTAGGCTTATCTCCTTCGGTTTTAGATGACAATGACTCATATCTCTTCAATAATTCATGAAGGGATACAATCCGTCCTTTCAATTTGCCTTCTATCTGTTTTACAACCCTGTCTATTTCGTTTTGATCCGGATTTTCATCGATTCTGATATGGTAAGGCTTTAAATATTCAATCGCATCTTCGAATTTTCCACCCGCAATAAGATTAGCCGACAATCGCAAACATTCAATCTGAATCTTCCTTAGATTTATCTGTCTTATCACATTAAGCGTTGCGGCCATCTGAGTATTGCCTGATAGTTCAGCAAACTCTACAGTTAACATGGTGCGTGTAACAGATAGTACATCCTCCGGAACATTACCTTTTATGATTAATGCTTTCAGGTTATCATTACATACCACATCGATATATACCGGCAAAGGACAAATTTCGCATCGGTCATAGATGTGATACGATTTCTTTAACTGCTCCCCGCTGGCCGTCTTTTTGCCAACAAGAGACTTTATCATAGTAAACTGTGCCTTCAAATTCATAGATAATGTAATTCGTTTTATCGTTTATAGCCTCGGTCACCGCCATCTGTCTGATGTTATCAAGAGGTCCCGACTTTCTTTTAATACACGTACAACCCATATTATTTCTTCTTCAGTTTTTCTTTGATATACTTGATTATAGCCGGGTGAATCCAGTTTCTATAGAAGAATGCTTTCGATTTAGGAGCCAACCCGAATACGGCATTATTGTATTTAGCATTAATATCCGAAGCATCCACATAAGTAGATCCTATAGAATAATCACTTGCCGAAACGGTGATAAACATGGAATCCTGAAAAGGACCCGTAACAATAAGATTAGGCGTATCACTGTTTTTATCCGGATAAAGCTGAACATTGGAAAACCTCATTCTGCTTGAATGTTGCTGCTCTAATCCCTGCTTCATCTTCTTATATGCCTGAGCTCTTGCAGGAGTTTTGAAATACGGATCATTAAGATAACCCGGAGTAAATGTTTCTCCGGCTTTATTCCTGCCTAACAACATCTGATCCCTGTTTAATGACAACAGGACATCCTTATTGCTATCAGCGACCTTCTTGGTAACTTCATGTACGCCTTTAATGGCGTCACTGTATCTATCCCGTATTTGCTTGACTGTTCCCATAATTAAAAAAGGGAGCTGTTATTGCTCCCCCTTCTTCTCTTTCTTTACCTTCGGAGGACTAACCGAATCGAAGGCATCACTCAATAAATCTTCAGGTATATTTTTATGACTCTCTTTCGCCCATTTCAGGAATTTATCCCTATCTCCCTTAAATGACTTTATAAAATCGTCAGATATACTTGTAGTGCCATTCGAATATGTCAATTTCATGTCAGCGAAGTGTATTTATTCACACCACCCAATCCTATGATATCCTTAGCAGCCAAAGATGTTGCGTCAAGAATACGATATTCACCGACCGGCGTAAATGTTAGCAATCCTGTTGTCGAGTTAAAGGCGACTGAAGTAGGAGCGGCACCCGTTTTATCTGCAAACAGGGATTCATCAGCGAACTCAGCCCCATATTCCAATGTATAATCAGTACCTCCGCAGGACGATACTACTCTTGCAGTTCCCGATGTAGTTCCCTTTTCAAGGGAAACTCCTACGATACCGTCAGGTATCTCTCCCAGTTCAAAGGCATGCAGGTTTGGTTCTTCTATCGTTTTATAGTTCACCCCATAATAAACGATTAAACTAAGATTATATACATCAGTGTTCGATGTAGCTTTAGTTCTGCTGATAACAATATAAGAAGAGAATCCTGCAAATGAAGCAGTATCACCCTCCTGAATAAGAGTTCCGTAAACATAACCGTCTTTATCTATGCGGATAACCCTTTTCTTTTGCTGATTTAATGGCATAAGCGACTTATACAGGCAATCACCCGATCCCGGCTCAAATCGATATGTTTCATTTAGTGCATTATACCCTGAAGGTACAGGGCCCGCAAAACCTATCTCATTTGTTGCCACATCACCTCCACTCATGGTGTTCTCAATGAAACTTTTTAATGGGGTTAATTTACCCGAATTAATATTAGCTTCCAGTTCAGCTAAAAATAAGGCTTTATCTGCCGGAAATCTAGCTTTATCATCTGTAACGAACATACCTACGGTATATTCTTCTTTCTTGGAGCACTTTTCTATTCCGGAGAACACTTGAGGTTCCTCTATACATGTACTCTCTACTGTTCCAATTATAGCCATTGTATTATTGAATTAAATTTTTAAAATTTTCAAGAACCAGTTTGTTCTCCAGTTCTATTTCTTCTTTGTAAGATTCACAATCACTTTCATTGATAATTAACTTCAGATTATGCAATTCAATCACATCCAAATGATCCGTATATCGATTCTCTACAACCTCTTTATTCTGACCGGTTGTAAAAACCTCAAAATAATCATGCGAAGGCTTTATAAATCCATCACCCCAACTAACATAACGACGTTTCAAGCTTTTAATGAATGCCTCATAAACGGGTCGTAAAACAGGATCGAATACCTTATTATCCCTACCTCCGGTTGTCCACTCACTAAATGTACGGGCAACAATAGCGATAGATAGATATACAGAAGTTCCTGTGTCGGTCTTGACCTGCTTAAATGTGTTGTAATTGATTATAGCCGGGAATTTAAGTTTCTGACCTTCTGGTATATTATTCAATTGATTTAGTATAGTCGATATCTCATCGGGAGTACCCGGATAATACCACAAATGAAACTCATCATCAAATAAGCAATCATCGACATACGCATACTTAGACAAACCATCGATAAAAGACTTATTCTTATTCAATGTCTCTTTTGTCCTGTATACTGCCGAACCTATTATTTTATTTACCGACAAGATCATATGTCTAAAGCATTGATGGGTTCAAAAACGCCGCATATCCTTACATCCAATCCATTAGCATAGACTTTATAATCAGCCCAGTTCTTTAATAGAAAGTTTTTGCGAAAACGGAATACCTGAGTACACATATCATTCCATGCATTAATCATTTTAAACTGATTGTCTTTCGATTCTGAGAATGAAGATGCCTCCGATATTTCCCCCTTGGGAGTTGTTTTACTTCTGGAATCTTTCATTGCATAGAAATAAACATAGTTAGCTACCGGTGAAAAACCGTATTTTCCTTCTTTCCTGAATAAGGCATCCTTCATATTTATCCATATCTCATTATTAGGATCTTCATATAGGCCATCAATAAATGCACTATATAAATCTTCTCCTAATATGAGTGATAAGCATTCCGGCTCATATTTAGCAATGAAGTAATTCAGGTTACTTTCTCCGACTGATTGCATAAGGCTTCCCAAACCTTCCCTATCATTGTATGATATATTAGGAAGGTTTAAGATTCCCTGGAAATATGTCTTATCAAGTAAGATCATTTCTTCTCTTTGATTTTCTTCTCTAATGATTCCACTTGGGCAGCTGCTTCACCCTCTATTTTTACTTTGCCCTGAGCTTTTAGTTTTGAGGCGATTGGAAGTGAGACATATTTTTTATCTCCTTTCTTATGGAAACTGGTATCTTTAACGAAAGTTACTTCAACAACATCTGATAGACTGATGTTTATACCTTTAGCTTCATTTTCTTTGCTTACTACTGGTCTTTTCATATCATTTTTAAATTATGTAGTTACTGTTTCCGGAGTTTCAATAGCTTCCATGATAGATGTATATTCTCCTTTCACAAAAGCAATCAGATAGTTCGACTTGATATACGCTAAGAGACGCTTTTCACCAATCATAGTAACCATGTTCTTAGTAAAGTCGTCGTTTTCCCATCCGATCTCAATGGTAAGACTGATATAGTCACGGATATTCAAATAGCTGAAGTCCCCAAGAAAAAAGAATCCCTGATCAACGCTTGGAGAAGGAACAATACGAAGTCCAGATATTATTTCACCGTTACCCAAAGAGAAAGGAGGGAATAGGTACTGTCCATTTACATCCTTTGTCAGATTCATGTTGGCCAGATCAATAGGATTTACCCTAACTAAATTAGGCCTGAAATTCATCTTGGATACTGATACAACCTGTGTATAAGCAGCTACGATTGCATCAAAGTAGTTAGGTTTATCAACAGATAATCCAGTTAATGTAAATTCTGGAATTGTAGTGAATACACCTAATATTTCACCATCAGCTCCAGTTCCAAATAAAATACCTTCTTCTTCGGCTAATCCTATTCTGTTTATAATTTCAGTTCTTATTTCAGCAACAAGCTGCGGTAGGTCAGTTATTGTTTCCTCTGTCAATTTAACAGTAAGTGCAACCTTACCTGCGGTAACGGTTATCTCTCTTACTTTTGCTGTCATAGACGGTTTCAATCCACCTTCAGGAACCCAAGCAGCATCCCCTGTGATGTCATACAACTCGCCATATGTAACAGATCTTGCCCCAATAGTTGCAACACTTGCATAATCCCTGATATCGCTTTCTGCTCTTACAGGAGCTGAAATAGATGGATCAACTACCACTCCTGAGATAATATTACCTCCCGAAGTTGTTACAGGTGCAGCTGCTTTACGATCAAAAAAGATTCGAAATTGTTTTCTTTTCCCATTATCGGATGCCTTACATGCGCCCTTAAGATTTACAACTTCACGTCCTTGTGAATCTTTTCCAATAAATCCTTCAAGCTGTTCCCTGATTTGTGTATCAATACTCTTAATCTTGACACTTCCATCTTTCCCGGCTTCCGTAGCAGCTTTTAGGCGAAGCAAAGTTTTATTTACTTCTTCTTTCAGTTCGTCAAGCTCTTTCTTATCAAACTTATCACCGAAATCTTTTTTACCGAATTCTTCAATTTTCTTTTCGGCAGCATCAAATCTCGCTTCTAAGCCTTTCAGATCAATCTCTCCACCTAAGTACTCTTTTACACCTGAGCCTATAGCACTTTCAATGGATGCATCAAGCCCCTCGAAGAATTTAACTTGGTCTTCGGTAAGCTTGGATTTGTCTAATGAATCAATAATTTTCATTCTACTTAATTTTAATTATTAAACTTTATGCCTTCGAAGAATCCATTTCCTTTGGCGGCTCGACTTTCATTGTCTGGCTTCTGAGAACCTTTGGTTTCATTTACCGATTCAACTTTAGCAAGTGCCCAAGCTTTGGAGAATAATCCCTGAATAGCTGATTTTTTATTTATAGGTAAGTCCTTTAACTCGGATGTAATCTTTGATATTAATTCTTCATGAGCATTATTTATATCTTCAGAAGACTTAAGACCCAAGTATTCAGTTTCTCCATTACACCCAATAGATACAACAGAGATTTCATAGAGGATAACCTCTTTGACCATGAATATATCTCCTATCCATTCACATTTATTCCATACATATTCATATCCAAATGAGAATTGATTTATTGAACCTGATTCTAATTGAATTAAGGCGCGATCACCCAACTCAATAGGGTCAACTTTCGCTTCAAAATAAAGTCCTTTATCATCTTCAATAAGTTTAGTAATGCGCGCTATCGGTTCATCCATCTTATGCATCCATAAGAATACAATCTTATCATTGGCATTACTATCCGGGCCTCTATCCGCTATTGATTTAGAGAAACATCCTTTTATAAGCATATCATAAGCTTTATCTACATTTCCGAATATGGCAGCATACCCACTTATGATTCTACTCTCTTTATCGAAAGAATAATCTTTTACTTCTATCGATTTATATTGTTTACCAATAGGCTTATTAGTTTTCATTTTCTATCTTTTTTGCAGGATTAATATCTAAATATTTTGATAATTCAATACGAGCTTCATCTTTACTTATCAGTCCGTTATTTACCAGATTTACAAAAGAGGTAGATACTTTAACTAGGGTTGATGATTCAGCTTGCTTATCGATTTGCAGACATGCAACATGTGAATAGTCAATCTTTATAAAAAGACCATCAGGGCAAAGCGCCTCAGTTAATGTTTCTGATATGTTCTCTGAATCTGGTATTATTAAATCTTGGTATGCCGATTTTTTAGCTGCATCTTTATTGTCATATTTACTATCAGCAGAAAACATGCTTGGATCTAATCCTATTGCATTAGATATCGATGATTGACATGCAGTATCTTCTTCATGAAGTTTTAATTGTCCTACATCAAATGATAATGGTGTCCATTTTATTTTTTTCTGCGTAACCCAAACAGAAAATAGCTTATTGACAATTCCATATTTAGATTTAAAAAGATTATTCAGCTCTTCTTTATCATTTTTTGTCATTGCTGCATTTTGGAACTCAGTACTATCGTCATTACTGATGATACCTTTAGGACCTCCATGTTTTATCAATGTTCCACGCCCGATAATTTGAGCCATCCAGTTATTCACTGAATGAGAAAGGGAATCGCTCTCTGATCGATATTCCAAATCAGAATCTACACCATTAAATACGATCTCTGAGTCAGATATAACGAAATAATCTTCTTCATCTAGATCTATATTTTTACCATTCCAGTCTATATAAGTTTTATTTATAACTTCGCTGATGTCAGATTGCATCCATAATTTTCCGGTAGTATTCTGATGAAACAACTCCGGAGGAATAACCATCATTGACAAGGGTATACTGCCTGATGTAGCTCTCAATGTAAATATTGGACAGTATCCGAATAATTTAAGAGTTATTTCTACCTGCTTGAGAAATTGACGTCCACTTTGAAATAAATTAGGCTTTAACAATAAATCCCTGATTTTTTTTGCCTCTTTTGTTGATGGCTCATTCCCATCTTTATCCTGTATATAAAACCTTCCATTTTTAGAAAGATTTCCGCATCTATTTAGAACCGTGCTCAAAGGAGTACATACTGTTAAAGCTATACGTTTATGAGCATCCAAAGACAGATCAAAATCTACCTTATTATTATTTGATGCATAATGGGATAATCCCGTAAACTCAGACAGTAATTTATTTAAGTACCAATCATTCCCATCAACATCTTTTCCAGAATAGGCGGCTTGATCTCGCATCTGTTTAATATAGATAGGAGTTCTTATACCTTCAACTGTAAATGGATTCCGAAATGACAATACTCTACTCATGTGAATATATTATATGACTTACTTCATTAATATATAAGTTGGGTTCTTTTTTCCTATTAGAATTAAAGCTTCATCGGTGCCATAGGATTTATTTCAAAATACAGGAGTAAATAGAATGTTTTATTGTAATTTGGTCCATATAAACTTCAAAACTTAAAAAAAATGGTAAGACAGGAATGTATTAGAGCATAATAAAGCCCCGAAGAATATCCTCGGGGCAATTGGCATTATGGTTAAATTACAATGCAGTTAAATAGAGCTGCTCTCTATATTCATCACGGGGCACTATCTGCTTGTACTTCGCAGAAATAAAAATTTCCAGTTTGCAACCTGAATACTCTTACTTTCATGCCCCTTTCTCAAATTGGTTTTGTGAGTATTGCGGGACTCGAACCCGCTTGTATAACACTTTGGCTGTACTTAACAATTAATCATCCTACATCTGGATAAACCGAGAAAGTTACACTTACTACTTAGCGTCTAACCCATCCGCCAAATACTCATTTGATATAATATATAAACCGAAATAAATTTTACCAATTAATTTTAAAATCGCGAATATCAGCCATAAAGTCATTATGTCCGATCTCCCACAGGTATAGATCAGCAATGTCAGTACCGGCGGTTAGCTTATCTAGTATTTGCGCCTGAAAGCCCCAACCGGTAACATTATTACCCATAAAGCTGTTTGATAAAGCCACATTATCCGTGTCGGTTGCGCGCAAGACTCCTCCGGATGAAGCGTAAAGTGTAACGTTAGCGCCCAGTGCAGTCAATGCACGGGTTATAAATTGTGCCCATCCAACAGTAGTTCCATTGTAGGAATAACCAGCAGCAATAGAGTCACCGATAACAGTTACATTCTTTCCTTGCCACGCATTACCGAAAATGGGTTTTAACAACTCATAGGTTGCATAAAACAAACTATCAGCCATCGCTGAACTAGCCGATAAACCCGGATGTAATCCATCATCGCACCACGATTTTAAGTTGTTGTAATCGACATCATTCACGATGTTAGACGAATTGAGAGTGTATCCCATTCTTGATGCTAGATCGATAAAAGGAATATTCCTATTTTGACATACGGCTTTTTGTGTCGCAACCAAAGCTTTTAGCGCTCCGTTTCCGGCGCTTCCATCTGTCGTGAAGTGTCCGACGAATGCGTGACGGGCTTTCGGTTTCAATGCAAAAATTTGGTCGATAGCCCTGTTCAAAGACCCTACGAACGTATTCGTGTTCCGCATTGAGATTTTGTAAGTATCATCACCGCCGCTTCCATCTTTAATAATGTTCGACTCGGGGATCATCAAAGTCGGTATCTGAATCTTACCGTCAGTTCCATACGCCTGAGCATCGGTCAACTGATTAGCCGCAATTTCAACCTTCAAATTGTCTGTTTCTACTGCATCTTCGGAATAGACTTTCTGTAAAATAAGACCTTCATCAGAAGCGGCAACTGTGTCGTAAGTGTTTTTTACAGCGTTAATCCGGATATACTTTACACCAAGTCCATAAGGAACATTAATATATGCGTATGTTTTCGGATTGCTTCCTGATGCACCGATACCCGGTCTATTTAAAGGCTGTTCAGGCATATTCGCCGGCCATGGTATAAAGACCTGATTTTCGTCACATAGACTAAATTCGACACAACTATACGTTGTTCCACTAACAGTCCATGAATTCCTTCGATAGGGAGATAGATTCAATTTATATAATCCCGGTTTTACGGGAAAATAATAATCGATATAGCAGTAGCTTGCACCCGCCGTATTACCTGCCGGAACAACTACTCCGTTAACATCAATATTACGATCTAGTACTGTCAAAGGCGTGGGTATTCCTTCGAATAAATTAGGATTAGGGTCTCCACCACTAGGGTGTGATACTATTCCCTCTATTTTAGTTATCTCAGCTTTAATATCAGTGCCGAAATCAAGGCTCTTTAAACTAACCCCGTTGACATCTACCAACGCATCAGCTGTGCCCGTTGCCCCTGACACCTTTTTTAATGATATAGTTTCACGGCTATCGAATACCATTGAAGGCATAGGCATACTAGCAGCAGCAACAACGAAGGTCGGAGCGGCTGATATCGCTACATACCCACATAGATACAAATCCTGATTGGGAGTCGTAAATCTATATTTTTGCTTGTAATTAGGATAGCAATAGTATGCTGGTGTTGTTGCATACTGCATTGCTCCGGAAGAATTAGCAGCCACTAATACCCACGAGGGCATTTCCCGTTTTACCGGGCTACCCCCATTCCACGCTACAAGATTGCTATTTGCATCGATATTGTAATATGGAGGTTCGCCGAAATTCGGAATGTAATTAGCATTACCGTCTATTTCATATGTGGTATTAGGCTCTAACTTATAGATAGCCATATAACCGGCTATATTGGCTGAACCGTCACCACTGGCTACCGGGGCATTACCATTTGACGGGGGATTTGAATTGAGTCCATTAAAAAACCAACGATGAATACCCATATATGCAACCGTTGTCGGGACAAAAGAAGCTTTGAATGATGCTGTCAAATCAGTTTCGGATGTATTGTCGCCTGATGCCGGCATATAATAGGCTGCCGGTGAATTATTGGATGCTATCTTATTGGCTTTGGTAGCTAGTTCCGCAGCTGTGACTTCTCCTGTTTCACCTCTAGAAGGTTTACCTGAGTCCACGCCATCTACAAACCAGTTACCGTTATCTCCTATTGTCATAACAGGAGAATTTCCCTTTAAAAGTGCAACAGGCACCTTAACCGGTTCGTTGGTCGAATTTATACCCGGAGTATATAACCCGTCAATAGATGTAGCCTCCGATAGGCTATTTATATCTATTATTTCTATTTCATCCTTTGTTGCCATAACTTATATGTATTCCTGTATTTTCATCTATTCCCAGAACTACACCGGCAGTAGCGCCTAATACCTTAAGTCTTGGGATGTTTATTATATCATTGTAAAAATCTAATTGCTCAACTTCAATTTTATACACATATAAAGGATACATGTATAGTATTTTGGTTATTTGCGGAGTCGCTCCTTCACTCCGTACATAACTATCCCCATCTACCCATATATCAGATAGGGAGAATGCCAGATTTAACTTCTCAGCAGCCCATACAGGCACACCGAAACCGTCACCTATCGTTAGTACGTCTTTCTTATATGGAGATGCCGATAGTTGAGTTTCTTCACCTCGTTGATTCCTGAAGCTCTCATTGTTAACAAAGAATGTTGTTTCAGAAGGCATAAACGCCCCTTCTACTCTCCATTCAAATACTTTGTAAGAATCTTCTCCTTCTATAAATCTAGTATCAAAATTATCATCTCTGTTTGTGTATGATATATGTACAGTATCAATCAAATCATCTGGATCCAAAACACAAAATACCGATCTGTCAGCAAGGTCATTATTACGGTAAAATTCAAAAGAGTAACGTCCTACAGATAGACCGGATATGAGAATTTCGAAGATTGTATAATTAATTTCGTCCTCTTCATAAGTATATATGGCCGTAGGTGTTATTACTTCTTTCTCTCCGGTTGTAAGATTAGTAAGGAATAGATTTGGCGATATAGAGTCTGTTATAGTATATTGTACTCGGATATTATCAGTAATGGAGAATTTCTGTATATAATACCGCTCTATCTCAAATGGAGTTCTCCAATTGTGATAAAAACTAAGCGAGCTGTATTTGGATACTTTAAATATTGCCATTTAAATTATTATTAAGCATAATTATACTAGCTTATTGACATAAAATATTTATTAACATCAGCCAAAATATCAATAGTTATATTATATTCATCTTCTAAATTGAATGATTCTAATTTTGCAATAAAGCTACCATATGCTTCAGTATGGGATTTCCTAAATACAAAATTACCCATGCAATTAGTCGTATTTATAGCTCGTATCTCAAACTTTCTTTTAGGCGTATATAATATTACATTTTTATTAGTTGTATCTCTTATATTAAATCCTTCTTCAATATATATTGATGCATCATATACGATCCTACATATAGGATAATCGATGTCACATTTAGATATTATGTTATAAACTTCATTTATGCATAATGATACATCAGAGAATATATAAGCTTCATTAATATATATTTTATTTTCTTTTTTAAAAGCTGTAACAATAGAAAAATCATTTAGAGCTTTTATAAACATTATTGTATCCATTACCAATCTTCTTTATTTATATTATCTTTAATACTTCCAGCTACTGTCTCGAAGAACTCGGCAAGTATAGTCATACTATCGGGCGCATCATCATGAGCATTACCGCCCTCTTTCTTATATGAAGTGAGCCCTTTCATAAACCACCAATAGTCAGATCCTTTTTCGTACTCCGATTCAGCGAGGAAATGACAATGTGCTTTTATCCAACCCGATTTCATAAGAATACGCGTCTGTTTAGTCTTGGTTGTCGGGATAGCTTCTATAATACACCTATTGTATTCATCATTCTCTTTGACTAATCGTTTGACATCATTCGCAAATATCTTACCGCCATTGTTAGATTCGATGCGCATACGATCCGGAGAAATGTCTATAACCATTTGCGCCAATCTAGGGCCGGTTATTTCAACAGCATCTTTGGTAAAGAGTATATCTGTAATGAATAGCTGATCACCGAACACACTGGCAAATGGTGAACTGAAATCGTCATTACCTTCATCGGCCACGTCGGTAGCTCCGATCTTACCATCAGGCACACGCCCTTCGATATCTGCTTTTTTGAATCGCTTGAGTTCTGATTTAGGAAAGAGTAATCCTTTTAGTTCAACAGGGTTCTGTTGGTATTCAGCCTCCCATATGCTATCATCTGTTTCCGCTCTCTTATCGAGATAATACTCAGTTGTATGTACATCTTCACAGAATGAGCGATCGTTCTCATCAAGAGCTGATATACGGATAATTTCATGGTAATAATTACCTTCTCGCGATTCTTCGAGTCTGCCGAGAACGTCATTCGCAGACCAGCGTGTACCGATATCAATAGTACAGCAGTTACCCTCTGTTCTTGAATCGTGTGTCCCTTGAAACCAGCTCCAGACCTTTTCATTATTATTATCAGACAGGGCATCTTCAAGAGATTTATACAAGTCGTCTGTCATGGCAAGCATAGACGCACCAAAACCAATAACAGTACCGCCAACACCGGCACCGAAATACGATACTTGTCTTGCCCCTTCTACGCTCCAACCGTGTACATTTTGTTTGTCTCCTTTGAGTTTTATCTCCGGGAATATCTCGTTGAACTTGCGAGAACGGACAATATCACGGGTATCGTATGATAGTTTATTATATAATGGATCGGCGCAACAGTTACGCATGACAGATTCTTCTGGGAAGTGTCCGAACATCCAAGAAATAAAGAGAGAAGATAGATAAGACTTACCGGCACGGGGCGGCATACTCACAGCCAGTCTGTATATCGTATTATTGGAGAAAGCAAGATAAACACACATAAACGCTCCGGCAACTTTCTTCAGGAAATGCCGCTTAGCAAAAAACGAAGGGTCCATATATAAGCAATAAGCCCAGAATTCGCTCCGGGCTTCTCGCTTTCGCAGTATGATGGCCGCTTCAGCTTTTCTTATGAGTATATCTCTGTCACTCAGTTTTGCCATCTATAATGTTTTGCAAGTCTTCGTCTGATAGGTTTTCAAGGTTGCTCTTAATGCCAACCTCTCCGGATAGTTTATTCTCTTGTCGGTTCTTCCAGTTGTCTGGGTCACGGTTGGTTTGAAAGTGAATAATGGCTCCAAGACTTGGAGGATAGTATTTCTCTACAACAGAATGTTCTTTTACTTTGACGATCGGTTTATCGTTCTCATCCTTACGTCCGGTATCTGCCGTAACTGTTTTCTTCTCCTGTATAGTATAGCCTTTGATAAGCTTCACTAAGGAGCGCTTACACTCTATTAGTAAATCTTGGGTTAATTTATCCTGAGCTTTTTTTATAGCCTCTGCAAAATCTGCGTTTTTTGACTGCCATTCGTAGTATGTACGTTCAGATATATTGACTGCCTGGCATATTTCGGCAATAGTATAGCTATCCTTGCTTATCAATTCACAGATACTATTAACAATCTTTTGATTATACTTTGCCATAGAGTAATTGCTTTACCCTAAAATATAAAGAGGAGCTACTTTTTCGGTAACTCCTCTTTTATCTTATATAGAGATAACATGCTAAAATAAATGTTTACTCAACCTTTTATTTAATACGATGGTATCTTCTTTGATTTCTGGTCTATTATTCTTCCATTCGAGCCAATCAAAATGAAGACGAACTCCAAAGCAATAAGATATATTGCGAATAATCAAGCCATCAAATTGCCTATCATTATAAGCGTTTGATTTAAAGGTATCACCTATTTTATATTTACCATCGGCAGCCATTGGCAATGTAACGACATTATGATTAGTATATAGTGCCATAACTCAACCCTCCATCTTAGCCATTGCATCTGCCATATTGATGCAGTTTTCTAACTCATTCACTACTGCTTTTAGTTCTATATACTTCCTCTTGTCTACTGGAGTAGCTAAACCTTCCGGCTGTTTCTCAATTTCCGCCAGTTCTTCTTTCTTTCGAGCAAGCCTATTCTCCAAAACTTTCTTGTATATCATAAGTGGTGTTTCTTTCATGCCGGCAATATTATTTACCGTCAAAGTTATTATTATTTTTTATATGACTCATTAATTATAACAGGAACAGCATTTTTCCATGTTATACGATGGTGCAATCTCCGGTGAGTTTCTCCCATTGGTAGTATTCGACAGCAAGATGGTGAATATATAACAGTATAGAAGCTTTTAATGTATGTTCCGGAGTCAAGATAAAGCTCTGTCATTCCTCCGGAATTAGATTGTGTGGTCAACTGGTTAATTGCTATGTTCGATAAAGTAAGAAAGACATTGCCCCGGCTCTGTACATTGGTATATGTATTTACATCTTCATTGATCCTACCTATAAATTGAAAAGGTCGATCTGTTGAACATATAAAGGTGTTCATACACTTTCGGAACAATTTCCTACTTTTACCAAATGAACCGTTTTCTCCACCAATAAAGTCACCATTCTGAGACATCGCTATACTCTTTATGTCGATTGCTATGTAATAGTCTAACATAGCATCAAATATTACATCCAGATCTTTAATAGCTTTATGAGTATATTTACCTTTCGAATTGAACTTATAAGAGAATGCAGTGTAATCATCATCGCATTGCATAAAGTATTTTATTCCGAGGTTATTTGCAATATCAAAACAAGCATTCCTGGCATAAACAATTGCTCTCCGATCTTCGAAATTATCTCCTTCGTCAAAAGTATCAGATACAGCTTTTTTATCGAATACTATCACTTGTTCACCATATGTCTGCTTATAAACTTCAGCCTGAGTGTCTTCATTATCAATAATAATAAAAATACGTCCTGTATAACCGCACTTTCTGAGAGAGTTATATGTATGCACCTTATTAGGGCGTCCATGAGTTAGAATGAATACGGCAAAATCTTTATTCTTCATGGTCAATGTCGTATTGTTCGTCAATATCTTGAGTTAATTTTACAAAGCCTTTTGATATGGCCGAATCGAAATCAATTATTACCAGAGCCGAATCCTCCATTAGTTCCTGAACATCTTTATCTGAGTGAGCGTAATAATCAGCTATCTTTTCATAATTAAAGACGATATGTCTGGCCGCTGCACATATAAGGAACTTCTTATCTTCTGAGCTTAGGTTCGAATCCTCAACATTAGAAACAAGCTCATTATATTTATCCAGATCAAATAGGTCTGTGATAGCCGGCTTTTCATTTTTAGGCAGGTATTGAGGCGTTGTTATCTTATTTGTGTAAAGATCATCACCTGTTTCTTTTTTATCCGATGATTCGGTGGCTCCAATGCCGACAGAAGATAAATCAATACTGAACTCCCAAAGGTCTAAATCTTCCGGAGTGAAATCTTCCATTACAGCTTCTATGTCAAAGACCGATGTATCGTTAGTATAATTATCGGCTAGCGCCAATGCTTTACGTCTTGAATCCTCTGTCTTGAGGTCTGTTCTTTTGATGGCGATTAGTTCTGTGCCGTCAGACTCTATAACACGAACTTTTAAACCCAACTCCTGTGCCTGTTCATATACTCCATTACCGGCAATAATACAGTTTTCATTATCAAATAGAATTGAACGCCCGGCTCCACAATCTTCGAGACTCTTTCGGATAAGCCGTTTATTCTTTTCTCCGTGTATACGGTAATTCTTAGGATCAAACTTTAATTTAGACATGCCTTTTATCTGTAAAATATAAAAGACGGAGATTGATTACTGTTTTACATCTTGTATTAGCATGACAAAGGAATGTTGTTAACTCATCAATTCGACGATTGAGTGCATCATGGTCTATATTCATAACTGATTAATTATTATATAAATATACGAAAAATATCTCAAAATAACTCTCTATTATTCAACTTGTTTTTGATTAATTCGAGTACTCCATTGTAAATATCATACAGCTCTTTCTTATCTTCAGATACCTTCACTCACAACCAATAACTGAGCTTTATGTATATTTCGAACATCTCTTTCCAATACAGCTCGAATAAATTCGGATTGAGGCATGTCTTTACTCTGCATGATCATATCTATACTATTAGTTATGATACAAAAAAAAGCCTATCATATAAATGATAGGCTGGGCAAATAATTATTAGTTGTGGAACTATTGTTTAACAAACTAAACCAATCAATGCTCATAATTTCCTACTGATAACTCAAGCCGTTTTATCTGCTCGTTAAGAATTCTTAGCCTTTCTTTATAAAAACATGTAGGCATATTATCTCCTACCCATAACCTCCATCCTCTAATTTCTTGATGAATATCATAATATGTTGATGGCAGCAGATAATATGGATCATTGAAGTCTATCAATATTTCTATTTTTTCTTTTATATCATCCATGTCAGTTATTATTATTTATATAGTAAATATAATAATAAATTTATAAATTTTGAAGTGTATTAATATTTTCTTAATTCCTCCAGTAACTTTTCCATACCTGAAATAATCTTTGCTTTTTGTTCATCCGAAAACTTACCGGGGTTTCCATTTGCATTTTTACCCGATAACTTTCGAAGTATTCCGGATGTATATTTTATATCACAATACTCCGGAAGGAAACTGCGGCATTTTATGTATTTTATTTTCTCTGTAAATTTATCTATTTCTGCCATTTTCATGAATATTATATGATTTATACCAGTCAGACATCCTTTTTATTAATCCTTCTATTCTCTCTGTATTTTCATAGTAATCGACAATATTATCGATATCGTCCACTATTTCAAAAGAGTTGCCTTCTACCTTAGCTAAAAACCTGGGAGGTCTGCTATGAAAAATATAAACGGATCCCGGGTCCGCCCTAGGATTTTGAGCTACCATAAATTTGGGTAATTTTGCCATAATTATATTTCTTTCGCTTGTGAAAAATCTCTATCCTTGAATAAGGCAGACAGACCGGTTATCTGCTTCAATCTTAACAACTCATCCGCATCCATCCCGATATTTTTTAATATCCACGCGTCCGACATTCCGGAGCTTACAAGTTCGGATACAATATTACTCATTAATTCTATAGAATGCGACCCACGGGCCCGGTTATGGCGAATGGTAGACGCCATTCGGTTAGAAACATCCTTTTCTATTACTACTACAGGCATCATGCCATTTTCACGGTCGTATATATCCCTATGCTTCATCATCACGGTATAACGGTGAAAACCGTCTACAATCTCGTATTTATCTATATCCGGAAGATAGTAACAGACAATGGGCATCGTATAGCCATCTTCCTTGATAGACTGATACAATAGTTTCATTTCAGGTGGTGCAACAGCATTTGGGTTATAACTGTTAGCCTGAATTTTCTCTATAGGAATGGCCCGGACGTTGTATACCGGACTTTTGTAGTTACTTTTATATGTAAATAAATCCTTCATAATAATGCGTTGTATTTATTCATGATAGCCTTTCGGCGTTCATTTTCATTTTTTGTGAGAGAAAACCCCATATACTTACACAGGTGATCGTTTTTCATGATACATATACACATGCGCTTGTATGTGGGTATCAGATTAAAATCTTTACTGTCGATGTCGTCAATATACTCCATCCGTACAGGTTTTTTATCCGTGTTATAGTTAGAGTCTGAACCTATCTCTATTTCTATTCCGGCATTATGCAGGTCCTGTATCGTTTCATCGGAAAGAACACCGCCCCGGGTCTGCCAGAACTTCATAGAAGTTTCGAGCTTCGACATGTAATTTTGCTTGATTTCTTCCGGTAGTGTATCCAGTAGGAAATACATGTAGCTTTTCCATGTATGCCCGGCCGGTAATGTTATGGATTTCCATCCCATGGCTGTAGTACCTCCGTATATCCCGGTGAAATTAACACCATTCACCCGGCTAACAAGTTTACCCCATGTATGAGGCTCTATCGTACGGTACAATTTCAGGCTATCCTGAGCAGCTGAAAGAAAAGGGCTGGCAACGCGCATAGCATCGATAGGAACTCCTGCCTGATAATACAAGTCATATAATCGATTGTACATCCAACCGAAACGCGCATTTGCGGTCCATATATCCTCTGTTATCCAGTCATAGATAGGGTAAGCATTGTAGACGTTGCTGTACATCTCTTTCGTCCATTTCATGCCGTTATAGTTCCGGTAGTTCCTGTCGCTGTGTATTGCGCGCCAGCGATGAAGGCTTTCCTGTGTACGAATACCAATCAAACAACAGGTTCGCTTAGCTTTTTTCTTTTCATGCAGCCAAAGACCGAACTTTTCCTGAAACTCGTAATCCCACATATTTTCATTGAAAAAAGGAAAGTCTTTTTCTATTAAACAATTGACAGGCTTTTGACTTACCCATATGTCTGACATATCCGGCTGCCATGGGCGCCAGTAGTCCTGATGCATGGATGTACAGGTAGTTACTTTGAACGGAACGCATATCCGGTAAACCTCCAAGATGTCAGAATTGGAGGCAAGCGTTTCGTTAACGTATTCCGTAGTCATCTCATACTGCGCCTCATAATCCATATGGAAAACACCTAATTTCCGGTCCGGACAATTATTCCGGATATAATCGATACATAGATTGAGCAGCACGCCGCTATCCTTTCCTCCGGAAAAAGATACATACACATTATCGAATTCCCGGAATACATATTCAATTCTTTTTATGGTTGCTTCGTAGACTGTCATTTCATTATTAAATCATTATCACTGTCCTTATCCTTATAGAATTTTCCATCAATAGTATAATAATACACGTTCTTATTACCTATTATCACAACCAGGGGGAAAGTACTGTTATCCCTGTCGAATAGCAATATCTTTGCCTGTTTACCACTTTTGGTAACAACATCTATTCCGGTTTTAGCTTTTTCAAGATCAAACTTTTTATTCATATAGGTATAATTTTCAGCTAATATAGGAATAATATCCAAATCGGAAGAAATATCCTCTTTCGTTTTACCCTTAAAATACTCAACCATACCTATTTTCTTATCAATATTTTTATCGATAAGTGTTTCAAGTCCTACATTTCCGGTCAAATCCCAATACCGGCAATCATATTCTTGACCGGTACGAGCTGTACGGGCTGTAGAATGTTTCCGAAGGGCGTAATCCCAGATCTTATCAAAATATATTGTATTGTTCAGGTGTTGAAGATTTAATCCCTGAGCTTCTTTCTGGTAACTCAACACCGTGGCTTTAGCGAATCGTTTTTCGCAGGCTTCACGACTCGAAATATACTTACAGTAGATAATCGTACGGCTTTCGTCGATCTCTTTAAACAAACCTTCCAGCAGCTTAAACTTTTCTTCTGTACAGCAATAGACATGCTGCATTTTTTGTGTCATCTCAAGAAAAATGTTGTTATTCTTCCAGAGCAGCATTTCATCATTCAGGTACTTATCTTTTAACCGTCTGTATTCCGATAGGCTATCCGCATCAATATTATATCTTAGTTCTGAGTAATTCTGCCTTATGCTGAGATTTAAATCACACTCAAAAACATAATGACGTATAAGGGAATATAGATAATCAATATTTTCATAACCGGTTATAAACTCTTTTGTATATTCCTTATAACTGCCAAATCTCTTGGTTATGGTCGTGTATTCACAGAATGTGTTCTTGAATTCCGTGATATCCATGTTCAGGATCCTAGGGCTTAAGAATTCCATTTGCGGCCATAGATCGAGCAGATTCTTGCTTAAGGGAGTACCATTAAGTATTAGTTTATATTCAACCATTTTACTTAAATCCAATAACCTTTTTGTTCGCTTGGCGTTCGCATTCTTTATTTTAAGGCTTTCGTCAACGATAATAAACGGCTTTAAAGAATGTTCAATTCTGGATCGGACATCCAAATATATACGATCGCTCTGGCTGATACTCTCAACACCGATATATTCTACCGGAGCCTGGAATCCGCCCCATTTACTCACTTCATCAATAACAGAGGGTAACCCGTCTTTAGGACGAATAGTCCGTAAAGGCGCTATCCATACAATCAAATCAATATCCTGGATACTATTTGCTAATTCTATAGCGACACGTGTTTTCCCGGTTCCCGGTTCCATAAACAACGCACCCACCCGCCAGTCAGATAGGTGCGTTATGGCCGATTGTTGATTCGGGAGAAGGTTCATTTTTCGAGGTCAGGGATTGAGTTATCGGAAACAGGAGATTGCTTGTCTGGTACATGCCGTGTAACTATCGTATCATACTCATCCGGTTCAGGATCACACCCTAGCTTCTCTCTGTAGAGCCATACAGGAATAACCACATGACCTCCCAATTTTTTATTTAATGTAAAATTTCTACATAGCTTTTTAGGAAGCCATATTTCTTTTTCATTAAAATAGATAAGATAAGCTCTAATAGTTTCGCCGTAGAGCTTATCGAATTTTATCCTTACTTTAGTTTCCATAGATATTCTTCATATCTATAGTTGGTTCGAGTAATCTGTCTATTTGACAATTACGGCTTATGTACTTTTCAAAAGCGTAATCGTCTTTTTTCTCTGTAACCGGCAATGTTAGATAAAATTCACCTATCTTATGTGTGTGGGAGTCATTTCCCTTGTATACTTGGACAATGGGCATCCATGAATAACCTTTAGAGGTTATATTTTCATCTTTTATCCATAAAAAAATCTGTTCGTCACTTGGATTTAAATGCTTGAATAGTCCACTATCGTTTATTTGTTTGCCGGTTGCAATAACGGCTGTACTGCTTAGTGTAACCATTTCTGGTATTTCGATATTTGGGGAAGCCTCAAGATCGGATTTCGCATTCTCAGCTAAGATTTCGAAAGTTTCAATCTCTTGTAGAGCTTCTTCTATAGAGGATAAGACATTATTTATTACCTCTTCCTCCTGGCTCTTAATCCATGATAGCGGCTGACTTGGGCATTCAATCCGGCAACTTACTTTAAAGTCACCGTTTTCGTTTTGCCAAATATAAGTCTTGGTGGACATTTTTTTTGTATTCCAACCTGCATCATTTAAATAAATGCGTTTAATACTTCCTTTTATCCATAAAGTTTCGCCTAGTTTTTCTGCGAGTAATTCGATTGTTATCATAATTGTTCTGCCTGTTTTTATGCTGCTGGCTCCGCAGTTCTGATTAATTGATATGCAAATATAGATATAAAATTATATATATGCAAGTCTTATTGATAAAAAAAAGAGGAACCAATGAGTTCCTCTTTTAATATATTAATAATAACAATAGTTTAATATCATTGATTGCGAGCTATCCAGCCTTCGAGCTTTACACATTTATTTCCATAAATCGTCAAAGTATCTCCATTTATTTTATAAGTAGATCCTGTATTTAAAACTCCGGTTTCCGGTACCCAGTATGAACCACTATTATATATATAATAACTCTTAGAATCATAGTGCAATATTTTGCCTAAATACACCATATAATATTCAGGGTATAACTGTTCTTTAGGAAAAATACGGAGTTCATCTGTAGGTAATCCTGCATCATCCAGTACAGCCCAAACGCCAAATAAACGGGCATCGTATCCGGGTTTATCATCGTCCTTACTACATGATAAAAATAAAGTAACGAATAGTAGTATTGATAGTAGTTGTTTCATTTGTTGGTTAGTTTAGTTTATTATCGTCTAAGATCGCTATTAATTTGGATATTGATGCTCTTTCAATCAACATGACAGATATATATGCTGACATTAAATGTGAAGTTACAATAAGTAAATGACAATATGTGTCTTGAGATGTATAGTCGCAATTTACTACAAACTTATGAGATGCAACATCATTAATATTAACTCTACCTATAGAAGCTATGTCACAACTAAGATATCCGATTATATGATTATCATATTCTATATGCTGTTTCTTTGCCTCTTGGACTATTTTAATGAATTCTTTTAAATAGTTTATAAATTTAATACGGTCTTTTGTATTTAAAATAATAGAGGATAATTGACCGAATCCGAAATAAATATTAATCCAAACTTCCTTCATCTTTGGGTCAAAACTTATTCTAGATTCAAAATTAGATATTTGCTCACCTTGTATATACTGCATTGCATCAAATACCCCGAGTTCGACATTATTCATGTTATAGTTGTAATGTTTAAGTTTGCATAACAAAACTAAACATTACTTTCTATTTTCCTTTTATTTCTTCTAATAATTTTTCGATATCGGATATTGAATTGATTTTATATACATCTCCGTCATACTCAATATAACCCAATACACCTTTTTTTTGCGTAGTAAATAACTCTATAAAATCTACATTGAGAGCATCGGATATCTCTTGCAACCTGCCGATCGTTGGATTTCCATTTAGCGATTTAGACAATCCAACTTCTGTAATATTAATTCTTTCCGCAAGGTCTTTCATCATTATCCCCTGCTCTTTACAAATTTCTTTTATTCTAAGATTCATAATTATACGCTTTGTTTAACTGCAAAAATAATAATAAATATATAATATGTATAAGTATTTAATTAAAATATACGAATTGTATAATATTTAATATTTATTAACTATATTATTGTTGCATGTAATTATACAATGTGTATATTTGTAGTATCAAAATTAAACAAATCGTATAATTTAAATATCACACATATGAAACCTCGATATAACAAAAGCAAAATCATGAAAGAAGCTCACCGCTTAATGAGAGTAGAAGGCTATACAAGATCACAGGCTTTAACATTGGCTTGGGACAAAGCAAGAAGAAGCGAGTTCTATTTGATTATCGTAAAAAGAGAAGTTGCTTCTGATTATGTATACGATGAAAACAACTTCGCTAATACATTGATCAATGATTATTCAACTTACGGATATAAAGGAGATTAAGATTATGAAAGCAACAATAATTGAAATTGAATATATGCCGACCCCAAACGCAACGGGGGTTGTTTTTGAGACCTACAGAAACATGACTGTATTTCAGGCTATAGCGAAGTTAAAGAGGTGGTATAACGAAGCGATCATCTATAATGTAAAAGCAGAATATTAACAATATCACACACGACAATGGAAACAATAGACTTTTTGATATACCCAGAAATAGATGGTAATACAGCTAAAGCACAGGCAATAATAGAAAACGGCAAATGCGTGAGTTATAAGCTTCTGTTTAAAAGCCCGAGACGATTCTATTATTCATTTATAAACGATGCTGATGAAGCTTTCAGAGAGCAGTATCCTGAATATTATTAAACTAAACTATCATGAAATTACCAAACCTAATTATAAACAAGCTAAAGGCCTCTGGCTTTTCAAATACAGGCGACAATAGATCGTATAATATACGTTCGCTTAATAACCTATTACAAGTAGGTATGATAGATTTTATATTCGCATCTGCCAGTGATTACGCACAAAGTTCTAAGGCGTTTTGGTATCCCTGCAAAGATGGCAAAAAGAGATGCACAGCGTATAAGGTCAAGATACTTGACAAGTGGTATTACGGTCACTTCATGCCTAAATCGCGTACATATCGTGACTGTATGGGTGGTAAAACTACTGACGCTATAAAATATAGCGAGATAGATCTATATGATGTCCTTTGTCGCGTTGCAAGGCTTATAAGCATCAATAAAGAAGGCTTTGATTTTTTGAAAAATCAGATAAATAAACACGGTGCGTGCGGTTGCACTAAGTGTAATGGTACCGGTATAATACCTCAATTTATGCATTATGCTCAAGGTGTATGCTTTGAATGTGGTGGCTCTGGCATCAATTCAAGCATACTTAAAAGCTATATTCAATCGAACGTACAGAAATAACCTTATAGCTATGAAAAGAGAATTATCATTTACCGACCTAGATCAACTGTCAATAGATCATCTACAAGCAATGCTTGACCGATCTAACCTGTCAGAAGAGAACTGCAAGCGTATAGCTTACGAAATACACATCAGAAGCATAGAACTACCTAAAGAATGGGAATTAAATAATTAAATATACAGTTATGGAAACAAAGATTTACAAGTCAACAGTACAGTCTCTCAATCAATACCGTCTTTAAACTTGCAAATATATCCCTTACTATTTTTAGCCTCACCTGTCTGTGAAGATAAGCGGGGCTTTTTCTATGTCCATACCTTTAATATAAAAATACTCAGCCTCTTTATATTTTAGGATAAATAACCAGATGAAAATAATCTACAACAACATTTTACCGATAAAAGGGTATATAGCCATAAACCTTTTCGGGATCATCTTTGCCCGAAAAGAGTATAAACAGATATCGGATACTATTCTCAACCATGAACAAATTCATACCAAACAGATGCAAGAGCTTCTATACCTATTCTTCTATTTGTGGTATGGTATCGAGTGGATTGTCCGCCTGATCCAATACCGGAATGCTAAAGCCGCTTATTACAATATATCATTCGAAAGGGAAGCATATAGTAATCAGGTTGATCTGGGATATTTAGGTGTCCGAAAAAGGTTTGAATTCATAAAGTATTTATATATAAATAAAAGCAAATGAAAGAATCAGTTCACGAATTAATATCACCATATCTACCGGCCATATATAAGGCTCTGTTTTCGTATATTATAGTCTTACTGGCTGTAATAGCAGATTTATGGTCCGGGATAAGCAAATCAAAGGCAAAAGGTATATATACCCATACTTATGGATTAGATAGAACCTTAGATAAACTAAGAAAAAGGTACAATCTATTATTAGCCTTTAGTCTTGTGGATTCACTGATAATAATCTCTGAGATTAATCCAAGTAACATTCCATATGCAACTATAGGAGCTGCAATTATCATGTGTCTGGTTGAAATCAAATCGATC